TTGATTATTTGTTCGCCACATGGTCAGGATCAATCGGCCAACCATCATCACCAATGGCTGTATCAAAGCCGCGACTTTCAATCGACTGAATATCACCCGAGTGACAGGCCCAACATACACTAGCAAGGTTGTTCAAGTCAAAAAACAGCTCAAGGTCTCCCTTGTGAGGCTTGAGGTGATGAACCACCGCAGACCTCGGGCCACTCCTGCCTCGCTTGAGTGAAGACTTGCAGCCCTTATGCTGGCACATAAATAAATCTCTGAGCAAAGCCTGCTCACGCAGGATGCGCCATTGCTTCGTCTGGTACAACTTTCTGTACTCAGCAGCCTCTGGTGTGCGCCACTTATCCATCAATGAAAAGTATTTTTATCAACGCTGGATTCCTGTATCATCTGCACGACGCAGAGCATTGCAACCATGATCTGAGCAGCATTGTATCCATCTTCATGGCAATCATCCATAAAGTCAAAGACAGCATCAATGATATCGGCGTCAATCTCCATACCTCTGGATATAACAAACACTTCACTTGACATAGCTCAACCTCCGCTATTGCCGCGACCTTACTGGCAAACAAAGCAAAAAAGAACCCCCGCTGAGAAAGCAGGGGTTTAGGTGAACACGAGCGCGTGTCTGGGAGGAGGTGCGCTGAAGGTCAGTTATCACATATTGGCCAAAAAGTCTACTCATCTGAATCGCACTCAGCGCCGAGGGCCATGTAGCCAGCGCAGTCCACCGATGAGTCTCTGTGGCTACCGTTGCGCAACCTGGCTATTTTAAGCAGCGCCATCATGTGACAAACGTCAGACGCGCTGATTGGATATCCTAGATAAGCCTGCCACAATGTAGCAGTGCATCCGAAATTCGACCTTGGTTCACCGTAGTGCCTATTTCGCTCTCCGTTCACCAGCTGCGATGCTTCCTTCAACACTTGCGTTCTTACGTTGTCTGTCATTTCACTCTCCATCTGGTTCAAAGTTAATCTCGTCATCGTACATTCTGACTGCTGTGATCTTGGCTTTCGGGAACTCATTGACCACAGCGGCCATCAGCTCGTCTGTACGGACGCTCAGGACGGCGCAAACGTCAGATATGTGGTACACAGCCCAATTTGGGTTTGCGCGTCTGACGGCGCTTATATCGCCGCTGGCAAGGAAGCAATATATCTTGCCGCCCCATTCACAGATATGACCGTCAACCTTTGGCGGTTCATGCCCATCCTGTCTTGCCTTCAGGTTCATCACCTTGAGCGCCTTAATTAGGCTTGTGGCCAGATCAACGCACAGCGTGTAATCATTTGCAACCATCGCGGCTTCCAGGTCGCCACGCAGCTCACGATACCTCAGCGCGTAAGCTGGCGGCACGCAATTGACCAACGTATCTCCCCACACCTTGCTGGCCGCTGCTGACGCGAAGGTAAACGGCTCAACCGCTGCTGCGACCTTGTAGTGGATCGGCTTGTCATGGTCAGTGTGCTTGCTTTCAAACGTGCCGCGATTGGCCATCGCCTTGGCTGTCTTTTTAGCCATTAATTTTCTCCCGACATACTAATACGATTGCCTTATAGGCAAATCGTATTCTTCGTAGGTCATGTCCAATCATACGATTCTGACTACGATTAGCTACGAAAAATACGAAAAACGTGTTTATACTGTGCAAAATCAATAACATGAAAATCGTAGCAAAATCGTACATCATGTGACCCTGCCTTCCTTCGCAGAAATCCATATTTTGCCCTCGTTTTGCACCATATAGCCGCTTGAGATTAGCCCTTTGATCGCCGCCGTGTAGGCTCCAGATGGATTGGCGGAGGTCATTTTGCCCCTGGCAAACTCCCTCAAACTCTCTTCGTCGATGCACCAGAATTTGCCGCTTTCGGGCCAGCCTGGTCCGGTTGGGTTCTCGCCGCCGATGCCCTCGCCGCGCAATTGTTTGAAGGCTGACACGACAACTTTCTGGTTTGCACCGCTTGGCCGCTTCTGGTTCATGTCGGCCACATCGTCTGGGTCGGCTTGCTGAATGGTACAGGTTGTGACTGCATCGCCATCCTCATCCTTGCCCAGATCATGAACCTTTAGTGTGAACACAAATGGCTCCTGCGGCTCCAGATCACGCTGTTTGGTTGCGGTGGCTGTGCGCATCTTATCCTCAACCTCCAGCTCGATTTCAGAATCGCAGGCGGACCGTAAACTCGAATGGCCACGCGCACCCTTGGCTGTATCCTTTCCGGAGTGATGCACGATCATGATATGTGCGCCTGTGACATCTCGCAGCGCGTCCGCGTTGGCGATGAAGGATGTCATATCTGTTGGCCCGTTTTCGTCGCCGCCAGCCATTGCGCGGGATAGCGTGTCGATCACGATCATTGCCAATGGCTCGCCCGTATCGGCCTCAATCTGCTTGCATAGCTCAATCAGGCCAGCCAGGTCGGCCTCTGGTCTCAGCAGATCAACGGGCGATGGTCTGACAGCCAGCGGAGCGTCAAAGATGCCATACTGTTTGCGAAGAGCCACACAGCGCGATTGGAAGGCGTTGCCGCCCTCGGTGGCTAGATATAGCACTGGTCCGCCCTTAACCTTGCTACCCTGCCACTCAACGCTGGCTGATATGCAAAGCGCCATGTCAAGACAAAAGAACGACTTGCCGACGTTTGATGGCCCATAGACCACAGACATCTGGCCTCGACCCAGCCAGCCTTTGATGAGGTAGGATGATGTCAGCACTGGTTCGGCGTCTTTCAGCCAGAAGATTGGCTTTTGCTCTGCGTTGGGTATGATTATTGTAGCTTTAGGCTGCACTGGCTGCGGCTCTGGGTCTGGAACGGTATCAAAGTCAGCGTATGGGTCAGATGCCGCCTTAACAATCTCTTCGCGCTGCTTGGCTGGCGTTGGCCGTATTTCCTTGCCGTATTCTCGGACCGCGTCTGACATTCTGCCGCCATGCTCGAAGTGCGCCCAGATGTCGAAAGCGTCACCATAGCAGAACTCGCCGCTGGCTTGACCGATGCCGGATGCTCTGTCAGAGCCGGACAGGCTCACCCAGTGCGTTCCAAAGTCCTTCGTGGCGAACGACCCGCTGGATTGCATTGGGCTGCGGTAGCTGTCTGATCTGCCTTTGCGCTCGTATCCGTATTTTAGCAACATGTCTGAGATAGTGTGGCGCTGGTTAAATACATCGATTGGGTCATCGCCGTCATACTTGCCGCGGTTATTTTCACGCTCCTGTGCGCGAAGTGACCGCTCTGCTGCTGCTCGCTCTGCTGCGATGGCTTCATTCTTGCGGCGAAACTCTAGGTTTGCCCAGATCGTGCTTTCGGACGGGATAAGCAGACCGCCGCCGCGATGGCGCACACCGTGGTAAAAGATGGGCGCACCCTGCGAATCCCTGCGAGCTGGCGGTACGTTTGGGAGATATATGGCCTGGCCAGTGCGGGAGAGCGCAGCATCGCAGGTGATTTGCTCCTGCTGCATCAGGTCAAAGAAAGCGAGCTGCGCGTCTGCGTAATCTTCACCCTGTATCGGCAGGGCCAGGGGGATTAAAACGCGCCACTTGCGGTTGTCTTCGCTGGCCCCAGATGAGGAATAGATTAGTGCAGAGGCGTCACCTGTGACTGTGGCAACGGCTGTGCGCAGTTCTGTCAGCGATGGATCACCCTCGTCCACATCTAACGCCAATAGCCAATATTCTCCATGTTCGCGCTGCGTTGCGTGGTTCCGACCATCGTAGTCACGATAGGTTGATGGAATGATGAATGAGGCGTCGGCTTTTTCTTTCTCCTGCGGCTCGTTCACCATATCGGCTATTTCAGACAAGGTGATACCGTCATATTCTAAATATTTGTCGCTAATTTTTGTATCGTGCGCACCATGCGCTAATAAAAGCTGCTGCTTGCCAACTACGCTGGTTTTTGTTAGTCTGTTCATGTTCGGACCCTTTCACCAATCACGGTCTGTTTTCTCCCATGGAACCCAGGCAGCGTCCCAACTGCCTGGGCTTTCTTTTAATCAGAACGGGATTTCATCGTCCAGCTCTGGTGCGACTGGCGCTGCCTGCTGTGCTGGCGCAGTGGCAGGTCCAAAGTCATCGAGAGCTTCGTCAACGCCGCCAGACATAGTTGTTGGCACCTCGTCAAAGTCATCCAGACCACCGCCACCGCCATAAACTGCGTGCGTGACCTGCACGGTTTCAATTAACAGTGAGATGCCGTACTCTGTGGGGCTTTTTTGCGGGTTGTGGGAAGGGTAGGCAACGACCTTTATATTGCCTTTCGACCCAGTCCAGAACTTAACATCAGCCAAAGGCTGCTTCATGCCGTCAATGACTTTCGGTTTTTTATTGACGCTGCCATGTTTGTTCACGCCGTTAGTCTTGGCTTTGAACTCATAGTTGCCATTTTCCAACTTTTTCATGCCGAAGACCTTACTAAACGGCCCGTCTGTTTCGCACGATTCATAGTGTGCTTTAAGCTCTTTGTGCAGCTTAGTAGCCTCATCCTTGCCCATTTCCCAATTGATCGAATATGCAGCGCCGGATGCCGTTGGTGCCTGT